AATGAAACTATTAAACACTAACGCTAGCAATACAAAAATAATGAAAACCCAAACCGGTACAGAATATGAAATTGCTAGCCTTTCCCTTATGCCTGACTCCATTATATGCCCTGCCCAAACGATAGCTGAATGCAAGGATCCTTGCTTAGTAGGTTCAGGCCGAGGGCAAATGCATTCGGTTGCAAAGTCTAGACAATCAAAATCAGATCTATGGCATTCAGACCGGGCGCAATTTCTGGAAACATTAACAAAAGAAATGGCGGCATTTATTAAGCGTTGTAATAGTAGGGGCAAGCTCGCTGCATTTAGGCCTAATACTATTTCAGACATTGCTTGGGAAAAATACGGAATTCCGCAGATGTTTCCGCAAGCCTTGTTTTATGATTACACAAAGATTGCATCCCGTTTAGGCCGTACCCCCGAAAACTATAAATTGATGTTTTCATATAGCGCCGCCCCGGCATACCAAAACCAAGTTAAAGCAGCACTAAAAAAAGATGTTCCGATATCTGCAGTATTTCGGGGCGGATTGCCTGCCACGTTCTTAGGGCGGCAAGTAATCGACGGCGATAAATCAGACCTAATCAATTTATATTCGGGCAATGTTGTTGTTGGCCTAAAGTTAAAGGGCGGCAAAAGGATCCAGGCAAGCCAAAGCCCTTTCATTGTCGATAATCCAGATTTGCAGGCCTGCCCTTTCACTACCGCCCCAAAGGATCCCCTTGCAAATTCTGGCCTTTCCATTTTGCAGGAGCTAGCGGCATGAAAGTTGATTGCGAATATAAAAAAGGAGTCAATAATGCTCAATAAATACAATCCAAATGCCGTTAATAAAGCAATAAAGAGCAGCGCAAAACCTATTCCAAAAAAAGAAGCGAAATTGATTCATGCTCTTTTAAAAGGGCATAGCGCCAAAAAAATGGAGTCCTGATAATGCAAGCTTTTTATATGGCAATTGGATTCATAGTGTTTTGGTTGTGGGCCTTGGATCTGGCATTTTAACTGCATTAACAAAAGCACTTTACTAATGCAGCGAATCGGCTATAACTAGGGGCAGGGATAAAAATTGCCCTTAGTTTAACCAAAAGGAACCGACCAAATGACCAAAGCACAAATTAAACAAATCCAAAGGGCGGCGGGTCACTTAACCGCTAACAACCCCGATGCATTCTTGCGCTGTGTCTCTGGAATTATCAGGGCCGCAAGAACGCAAAAGCAAATCAACGCAATCAAAGAAGCTGCATTTGACTTGCAGTTTTCCAAATAATCAAAACCGAAGGGATCGACCAAAATGACAACAATAGAAAAACATTTTTTGCACCGCTTAAAAGGCTCTTTCGCATTTAGAAATTCCACCAGCCAAGAAAGCCGCATTTATAACCGCCATGAATGTAAGCGGTTGATTCCAGCAATCAGGGCAGAACGGGACGGGGCAAATTCCCGTTACCTGGAACACTGCAGCCAACGTGCAACAGGTTTAATTGCTTAGATTTTAGCCTTTAGGCCCTGCAAAGCAAAGCGGGGCCATTGGGCTGCAATCCTGCAGCAATTTAAAACAGAATAGGAACCGACCAAATGCCGTTTGATTTAATCCATACCCAAAACGAAACCGCCACCGCTTTAGACTTTCAAACGGTTGTCGATAATTGCCCTGCAGTATTGACGGGATCTAAAAGCCCCGATGTATCAGACCGATATGGCTTTGTCTCTACAATGGGTGCAATGCAGGTTTTAGCCGATTACGGTTTTCGCCCGGTCAAAGCAATTCAACGCCCTAGCAGAAAATCAGATCTGCAACCGTTTGCAGCGCATATGATATCATTTTGCCATGATTACGATTTAGCCGGGGCAACCGATAACCGCCCTGAATTGATCATATATAACTCGCACGATGGTAAATCGGCGCTAAAATTGTTTGCAGGTATTTACCGCTTCATTTGCAGCAACGGTATTATCGCCGGCAATGGCTTTGATGCATCGATGCGGCACAGCAACAAAACGGCTAACGGCTTTGAAGATCTCTTAAAAAGCCAAGCTAAAGCTTTACCAGGTTTAATGGAAAGAATAGACAGCCTGCAAAATACCAGGCTTGAGCAGGAACAAGCTTTAGACTTTGCATATAATGCAACAAAACTACGTTGGGAATTCGAAAGCGAACAAAACCCCACAACCGATAAGCCATTGCGGGGATCCTACGCAACCGACTATACCATGCAATCAATGCTAAACCCGTTGCGCCGGGATGATTTTGGACGAGACGCCTGGACGGTTTTTAACGTAGCACAAGAAAAGCTTATTCGTGGTGGCCCTAAAGTTATAAGCCATACTGTAAGGAATGCAGATCATGGCAGGGGAACAATTCGAAAAACCCGTGGCATATCAAGCTTGCCTGAAATTGTTAGGATTAACCGCAAGCTTTGGGATCTAGCAGCGCCGCAATCAGATCAAAAAGAATTGATGGCTGCAGAATAATGCGGGGCTTTATAGGCGATTTAATAGGGGCGGTAAGCTTATTTGGTATATTTTATATGCTGCAATTCTTGCCCCTGCTATTCTAAAACTAAACTGAAAAGGAACCGACCAGATGACACTAGAAAACAAAATCGAAAAAGCTTTAATTAATTGCCGCAATAGATCGAAAGACAATCCCGATTTAATAGCCGCCGCTCTTATGCAAATAGGGCAAGATGCTTTTGAAGCTTCTGGCATAAGCGATCACAAAATTGCGGTGCATTTAGTGGCAACATATCTTTATGAAAGAACGCCGCAGCTTGACCACAATTCAATCCAATAAAACCGAAAAGGAACCGACCAATGAAAACCGAAAATAAAACAGAAGTAACGGCGGCAGATTTAAAAACTATTTTAGATTTTCACAATTATGAATTAGAAAAGCTGGCAAAGGCTAAAAAGGAATCAGAACTATGAAACAGTCTCTAGACGATTTTTCTAATGGTTTAGTTACTTTCGGTGAAGATGTTAAAGCCGATGAATATGGTACGGTTTTAAATGATCTAGTCAAAAAGCTTCCAGGGGTAACTCGATGGACCTTAGAACTAAACTTACAATATTCTGCAGGAAATGGACACGGTTCTAGAATTGCTCACATCTGTTTACATGATGGGGAAGATATCGGCACAAATGAAGCCGGGGAAGATTTTCCTGAATTGATACATGAGCTAGATTCAAAGGGGCGGAATGATGACTGATAATTTTGCATATCACGTTAGCCAATGGAAAGCCGGGGAATATCCAGATTGGGATTATCCAGTAACTAGCTTCGAGGTCTTAAGGGCGGTAGTTCACGATCAAACCACGCACCTATATACTGTGGAAAAAGATGAACTGGATAATTTTGCGGAGTGGGTGGCAATGACTTGGGCCTGTGAAAATGAGCCGCAGGGAGAAGAGGAATGCAATGAGGCCTTCTTTGAGCGTATGGATATTCAGATCATCAAGCGGCCGTCGATCACAAGAAAACAGGCGGAGGTGAAACCTTATGATAAACTTAGGAAACAATAAGCAAGGCAAAGCCCTATCATCCAAAACAATAAACACCGGGGATAAATATGGGCGTGATGATTGTTTGACGTATGATAAGAACGATATTTATTTCAGGGAAAATGATCCTTTGATTGATTTTTATTATGCCGCAACTGATGAAAGCCCCGCCTATTTTATCAGTCAATATTATAGATCGACTCTTATGGGCAAATGCGAAGTGCTACCCGATAAAAACCCTGCAGCCACAACAGGCCTTTGCCTATGCGGTGCAACAGGCCTAACAGCAACAGCGCAACAGGTGCAAACCGCCTGCAATGCACAAGGACATGAGTTGCGCCTGTTAGCCTTCCAAGCCCTGCAAGAAACCTAAACGGCCTCAAACGTACTACCTCAAAGCCCTGCCATTAAACCGGCGGGGCTTTTGCTTGCCTGCAGTTTGACTTGATATAAGAGCCGTACAGCGTAGGAAGCTTCCAGCGGCTACCCTTACTGCCTAATTGAGCTAAAGGCTATTGATAGGGGCTTACAATGGCTTAGACTAAAGCAAAGGCTACAAGCGGGCATATCCTGGCACGGCCTAGGCTTAGCATACAAAGCCTGCGGCGATAACAGGCGGCAATGGTGTAGCCTAAACGGTTATTCACCACCAGGCAGGTAAACTAACCGGGATGAACTAACCGGGATTCATTGCATATCATGCATGCCGGATATCCCCGCCCTGCCCTTTTGTTTTCGTCATGCGATTCGCTGCTGCTCAAAGGCTTTTGATTGCATAAAGTTTAAATAGTTTTGTTAATCTCTGCATTTTAAAACGAATACTTTTTACCGATTATCTTTATTTATTAATAGCTTAACAACAATTACGCACATAACCATTAGTTATGCTTTTGGAATACTTATATAATTAACGTAATGATTACAATAGCTTATCATATGCTCTGGGATTCCTTGATGGGGGGCAAGCGACCTGGGGGGGTATACCGGTACCGTATACGAAATGTACCTATTTTTGGGAATTGGCATCCGTAAAGTGACCGCCATTGATGTGCAGGATTGGAGTTGGGAGATGGTATATGTCAATGCCCTAATATACGATATTAAAGGCACGGGTATTACTATAATTGATGTAAACGGCTGTATCTAATAAATTTTAGTTATTGACTTGCTTGTGCCACTCAGTTATTATGTAGGTACAGGCTGTCCTGCAGGCTGTATTTAGTTACCGGATAACATCTATGAGCGAGTTTGGTTCAGATGTAGACTTCTCCCTTCACATTGAGAACGATATTGATATCGATGATGATGGCATTAGTTCTATTATTACTTATATTTACGTTGGTGAGGATGAAAGCTCTCACGAGGTCACGGTTGAGTTAGAAGATATCACTGATGAGTTGTGTGACATCTACGGTGATATCAACGGATATCTACATTTGTATAACATAGCGCATGAGTTCACTAGGCTTTCGGAGAAGCTACGTGAGGCTGCGATGCGGGTTGAAGACAGTCCTGGTTACATCGATGACCTGTTTGATCTGTCCGATGATTGATTGGGCTATCAGGCGGCGGGTAGTTGTTCCCGAACCTTCTTCTCACAGCGAGGCTGATGTTAAGGATTGGGCTGCTATCGGCAGGATCTATGAACATCTAGCTTGTTATTATTTATCCGCTGCTGGGTTTAAGGCAGAGATAAAGGATGCTGCTGGTTATGATATTCTGGCTGAGTGTCCTGATGGTAAGTTCTTCAAGGTAGAGGTTAAGTCTTCTACTCCCAGGGAACGTAGAACTGATACTTGCCATAGAGCACAAGGTTCTTTGAATTTTGCTGGGATGCGTAATAAAGCTATTGCTGATGTCTTTATGTTCTTTAGTAGAACTACCAATCATATGCATTTAATGTTTGCGGAAGAGGTTGATTGCTCTGTGAACTACAAGTGCTTATCTAAGCATGTTTTCTCTGACTATCATACACAGCTTGCTTTATCTAAGCTCAGTTCGTTTGTTCCAGGCGAGGGACTCGCTTTCGTATATCCATCACCAGAAGAAGAGCTAAAGTTAAATCGGGAATGGGTATTAGATAATATGGATATAGTTCAAGAGATAAGGGGCAAAGGTATTGGGTATAACAGTATATCTAAAGTATTTAATCTAGGGTCTTTTGGGTGGATTAAACGTATCTGCAGAGAAGATCGGAACGGTATAACCGATATCCAGAGACATAAACTTAGAATAAGTAATGCATAACGGGTATTACTAATTAACAAAACTCCCCTTAACTGAGTGATGCTATAATAGATATAGCAACCAATCTAAGGAGAGTTGATATGTTTAGACGAATACTTAAAGCCATTGAGAAAGCTCAGTTAAGAAGAGTAGCTTATTGGCAGTTAACCAATATGACTGACAAGGACTTAAAGGACATTGGAATAACCCGTTCTGATATACGTCGAGTAGCTAATAGCTAAGTTGATAGGGTATATAGGGGGGGGCTAACAAGTTAATTATACCAAGTTTGTCAGAAAAGTCAACCCTAATAATGCCACTTAATTAAAGGCTTGACTTAATACAGCCCTAAATGGTACAATAGATGTATCGGGGCAGAAAAGGCTCCTTTGATCAATCTCATATATATTCGTGCTGCTATCCGTGAACGGACAGGCCAGGAACTTCCGATAGAAGAGGTTCTGCGACTTCTTGTTGAAGAAGGTTTGGTTACCAAAGCACAGGCACGAAACAGGGATCTAATCTTCAGAGGTTATGCAGAATACTTTGAGACTGAAGAAGCTTCTAAAACCTTTGAAGATCCCCGCCAGTTTATAGACAGGAAAGCTATCAATGAAGATGAGTAATTCTAAGTGTGGGGCGTCTAACCCTGCCACCCAGAAGTCCACACCTAAGATGAACATGGGCGGTATGGCTATGAAGAAGAAGAAGCCGATGGGATACGGCAAAGGTGGCATGGCCTACAGTAAAGATAAATGAAGTTTCTAGACTATAAAGATGCTCTAGAGCTTGGTGGTTATACGGTTACTGTAGACCATATCACAACACGATTGGGTGAAGTCTTAGCAGGCTTTGATCCATATGGTGACTACTGGTGTGTTGATCCTGCTGCACAGGAGATCCTTTCTAGTCCGGTTGTTGCCGAGAAAGTACGTGCACGTACTACCGCAGGTCACTTTGTTAAAGATGATCCTGCCACACCTGAGAACGAAGCCTGGACAACTAAGATCACCAAGCCTGCCTTTAAGACTAATGGGTAAGATTGAAATTGCAGGGCTTATCGGATTCCTTTTCGGAATATCCATTGGAGCAGTTATAACCGCCTTCGTTATGTCGGTTATATATTTAGTTTAGAGATCACCAACATGGCACAAACTAAATCAGAGAAGATAGCTGCAGGTAAGAAGCGGCATGGTTTTACTTCTGTTAATAAGCCTCGCCGAGGTGGCCCTAAGAAGTTCGAGGTCTTAGCCGTAGAAGGCGACAGCGTGAAGTACATAGCGTTTGGTGACCCTGATATGGAGATCCGCAAAGATAATCCTGCAGCACGTAAGTCCTTCCGAGCAAGGCACAAGTGCGACACCGCAATCTCAAAATTAACGGCCCGGTATTGGTCCTGTAAGAACTGGTGATCTAATGTCTATGTATGAAAATATGAATAAACAGAAAAAATCTGGCAAAAGCCGCACTAAGAAAGAGTCCACAATAAGCCCTAAAGCTTATGCGGATATGAAAGCTGGTTTTCCGAATTCTAAAAAGAATAAAGCTAAAAAGAAGAAGGCCAAGGCATGACGAAACTTACTCCTGCCCAAGAAGCCAAGATGAAAGAGCATAAGAAGCACCATTCTGCAAAGCATATGAAAGATATGCGAACTGCAATGGCGGCAGGTAAATCTTTTAGTGCAGCACATACCGTGGCTAAAAAAGCTGAAAATAAGAAGGCTAAAGCGTGATGGCAGACGAAAAGAAGTACACTGAGAAGCAACAGGCATTTCTTGAGGCCTTGATGGGCGAAGCTCGTGGCAACATTCGCTCTGCTATGGATGCTGCCGGTTATGCTAAAACCACTAAGACTGCAGAAGTTGTTGGGCCGTTGAAGGAAGATATTATTGAGCAGGCTAGTATGATGCTTGCCATGAACTCGCCTAAAGCTGCTTTCGGCATTATCAATGTACTTGAAGACCCTTCGGCTATGGGCGCTCGTAATTCTATCTCTGCTGCGAGAGAAGTGCTGGACCGTACAGGTTTGGTAAAGAAAGAGCAGATAGAAGTTACCAGCGGTTCTGGCGGCATGTTTATCCTTCCACCAAAGAGTTCTGATGTCGTGGAACAATAAGAAACGACCTAACAAGCATGCAAAGATCCCTTACGCTTATGTCGCCAGCGAAGATGATCCTTTAGTTCTTGTCCCTGATTTAGAGAAAGTTGCCTTTGTAGAAGAGGCAATGGATTATCTAGATAACGCTCACAGCACTCGTAAGGTTGCTGCATGGCTAACGGAGAAAACTGGCAAGGTTATATCTCATCAGGGCATCATCCTGATCTGGAGAAGGCAGCGGCCTGATAGCCTCAGAACCAAACAGTTGGATGCAGCACATAAAAAGCGTCAGCCTAAGAATAAAGCAGATAGAGAAGTTGCTGCATTAAAACGAAAACGTGCAGATGCTAAACGTATTCAGACAATAGTTGATAAGAAGTTAGGCGATAAAGATAAACCATCGGATAGCTTCAGCGATACACTAGATTTTGGGGTTCTTGATCAAAAGTTTCAACAACAAGAGATTATCTTCCAGCCAAATCCCGGCCCTCAGACAGAGTTCCTTGCGGCGTCAGAGAGAGAGGTCTTGTTCGGGGGAGCGGCGGGAGGTGGAAAATCTTATAGTTTACTCGCAGATCCCCTGCGCTATTTTTCAAATCCTGCATTCAGCGGATTGCTCCTTCGCCGTACAAACGACGAACTGCGCCAGTTGGTTTCAGAGTCACAAGAACTCTATACGAAAGCGTACCCAGGAGCGAAATGGCAGGAGAAGAAAAGCCAGTGGACGTTTCCTTCGGGAGCAAGACTATGGATGACCTACCTAGAACGACCTGAAGATGTGATGAGATATCAGGGTCAGGCGTTTTGTTGGATCGGATGGGATGAGCTAACTCAACACCCTACAAGTTATTCCTATTTGTACATGATGAGTAGATTAAGAACCACAGATCCCGCTCTACCACTCTGCGTGAGAGCGACTACAAACCCAGGTTCAAACGGTCATAGCTGGGTTAAAAAAATGTTTATTGATCCTGCGCCAGAGGGTCAGGCATTCGATGCAACAGATTTAGATACAGGTAAAGTTTTAAGGTATCCTGATAGCCATGAAAAAGCAGGGCAGGCATTATTTCAGCGCCGCTTTATACCCAGCAAGCTATCAGACAATCCTTATCTAGCGGAAGACGGTCAGTACGAAGCTAACCTATTGTCGCTGCCAGAGAACCAAAGACGGCAGCTTCTGGACGGCGATTGGGCGGTAGCCGATGGCGCTGCTTTCTCTGAGTGGCAAACCAGCAAACATGTCTGTGAGCCGTTTGATATCCCGCATGAGTGGCGTAGGTTTAGATCCTGCGATTATGGCTACAGCAGCTTTAGCGCAGTTCACTGGTTCGCTATCGATCCTAGCTTTGAGACACTCTATGTGTACCGAGAGTTGTACGTCAGCAAGCATACTGGCAAGGATCTTGGTGCTGCGGTTCTAGCTGCAGAAGAAGGTGACCGTATTGCTTACGGAGTGTTGGATAGCTCTGCCTGGCATAACCGAGGTCAGCTAGGCCCTTCTATAGCTGAAGAGATGATCTCAATGGGCTGCAGGTGGCGTCCTAGTGATCGCACCGCAGGCGCACGGGTAGCAGGCAAGAACCAGATGCATCAGCGCCTCAAGGTTGATGAGATCACAGACCTTCCTGGCCTCGTATTCTTTAATACCTGCCGACAGATCATAGCAGATCTACCAGTTATTCCTTCGGACCCAAAGGGCAGCGACGATATCGATCCCCGATACGCCACAGACCACACATACGACAGCGTCAGATACGGCGTAATGAGCCGTCCACGGGCATTCTCTCCTTTCGATATGGGACGGGGCGTTCCTGAACAATCTTATCGACCCTCAGATTCAGCATTTGGATATTAAAACATGGCATTGATGGATAAACCTACTGATCTAAACCCTGAAGACATGTCTGAGTTAGACAATGTAGTCTCTTTGGATGAAGAAGGTGATGTTGAACAAGAAAACCTAGAGTATTCAGGCGTCATTTCCTTCATTGAAGGTCAGTTCCGCCGCTCTAAAGATCACCGTGTAACAGATGAAGACAGATGGCTTATGGCCTACCGCAACTACCGTGGTTTATATGGCCCTGAAGTTAAATTTACGGACACTGAAAAGTCCCAAGCGTTTATTAAGATCACTAAAACTAAGGTTTTAGCAGCATATGCACAGATGGTGGACGTTCTGTTTGCCGGGGCAAAGTTTCCTGTTGGCGTAGAAGCCCGTAAGTTCCCAAACAACGTAGCTGATGCAGTACATTTTGATCCAAACGCATTAACAGACGAAAAAGTTAAAGAAAAAACAGGCGTAGACTACAAAGTACCTCGCAATATTGTACGTCCAGAGATTGCTGCAGAGCTTGGGTTATACGAAAAGAAGCTAGCTCCGATTGCTGATGAACTTGAGGCTGGTGCAGGCACAAATCCCGGCTCTATTACCTTTGAACCAGCTAAAGTGGCTGCTCAGAAGATGGAAAAGAAGATGCACGATCAGCTTGAGGAAACTCAGGCGTCTAAGCACCTTCGTTCTATGGCATTTGAGTGTGCATTGCTGGGTCATGGCCTACTTAAAGGTCCGTTTGCCTTTGATAAGGAATATCCACGCTGGGATGAGGAAGGTAACTACAACCCTCTCTTTGAAACCATCCCAAAAGTTGAGTACGTGTCCATATGGGACTTCTATCCTGATCCAGACGCCAGAAACATGAGTGAATGCGAATTTACGGTACAACGGCATCGTCTGAGCAAGTCACAGATGCGTGGATTGAAGAAACGCCCACACTTCCGTGAAGAAAGCGTAGAATTAGCCCTAGAATACGGCCCTTCCTATGTTCGAGAGTATTGGGAAGATGCTTTAGAGGACAGTGCAACGTCAGATCAGATAGATCGGTACGAAGTATTGGAGTATTGGGGCGTTATTGATGCCGAATTGGCTGAAGAAGCTGATCTGGATATACCCAAAGAATTTAAAGATTTAGATGAGGTTCAGGTCAATATTTGGGTCTGTAACGGTCAAATCCTTCGTTTAGTGCTTAATCCGTTCACACCAGCCCGTATTCCGTATCATGCCGTTCCGTATGAGCTTAATCCGTACTCCTTCTTTGGTGTAGGTGTTGCGGAGAATATGGAAGACACACAACTGTTAATGAATGGCTTTCTACGGATGTCGGTGGACAACTCTGCGTTATCTGGCAACCTTTTGATTGAGATTGATGAGACTAATCTGGTTCCCGGTCAAGATCTTTCTGTGTACCCAGGCAAGGTGTTTCGCAGGCAGGGAGGCCAAATTGGTGCTGCCATACACGGCACGAAGTTCCCCAACGTGTCTAATGAGCTAATGATGATGTTTGATAAAGCAAGACAGCTTGCTGATGAAGCTACCGGCATTCCCAGCTACAGCCATGGCACGACAGGTGTAATGGGTGTGGGTCGTACCGCATCTGGCATGAGTATGTTGATGGGCGCTGCTCAAACCAGCATCAAAGCTGTTGTGCGTAACATCGATGACTATTTGTTGGCTCCACTAGGCAAGAGCCTGTTCAGCTTCAACATGCAGTTCAACTTCGACAAAGAATTTATTGGCGATCTTGAGGTAACGGCACGAGGCACGGAAAGCTTGATGCGGAATGAGATCCGCAGCCAGCGTTTGCTGCAGTTTATGCAGATGACGCAAAACCAGCAAATGGCTCCGTTTGTTAAATATGATTATGTGCTTCGTGAACTCGCAGCTTCTATGGATTTAGACGAAGATAAGATCCTTAACGACCAGCGTGAGGCCATGATCCAAGCTAAAATGATGTCAGAGATCCAAGCAATGATGCCGCAGCCTGAAGGCCCCCCAGCAGCCCCAGGAGGTGGTCCTCCTAGCCCTAACGACCCAACAGGCAATGGCGGCGGAAACATAGCCCCAGGAGCGGCTCCAGAGCCTGGAGCAGCAGGCTTTACTGGATCAGGTGGCGGCGACAACGGCGGCAATGAAGCTGCCCCGCCTAATCAAGCTGCTCAAGGTCCAATACAATAATGGATAAAGAATTTTGCCGTGCAATGCTGCTGTTGGTTAACGACAAAAAGCAAATGGATTTATTGAATGAGTACACGCTGAACAAGATAGCTATGATCCACCGTCAGATGGAAACCACTAGAGAACATAACCGTATCCTAGAAATGCAAGGTGCTATCTCCGAATTACGGCGCTTTAGAACGCTACGAGATGAAGTGATCAAAGGGGCCGAATGATGGACGCAATTACAGAGCATCACTATGTGAACATTGCCAATGACAAAGCGAAACCTCTTGAAGACGGCAAGCTAGCGACTGTGAACACGATAATAGTAAACATTGATGGTGTTGAGACTTTAATCCCAACTGTATGGGATGGCGAAATTGTTGACGATAAAACTGCCACTACCTTTGCCATTAATAGCGGTGTTGAGTGGCCTACTCGTACAGGAGATTCTGCTGTTGAAGAGCTAGAAGCTTTTGATGCTGAAATACACAAACAGTTTACTGATAAGACATCTCCAGAAGAAGCTGCTGCTTTATTAGACGCTGCGTATAACCAAGACACTGAGAGCACCGAGAGTGGTCTTATGGCTGAAACAAGCCCACGGCCTAAGTCTCGCCCTAAAACTGAAATACCCTATGCGGATGCAGATAAGATTGAGCGTCTGGTATGGGCAGAAGCCCGTGGGGAAGGCGTAGAAGGCCGCAACGCTGTTCGTGGGGTGATCTTCAACCGACTAGCTTCTTCACGCTTCCCAGATACCGTAGATGAGCTTCTGACCGCAGATGAGTTTGAACCTATTCGTGAGTATGGTGACGTTTATAGCATCCCTGTACCAGAAGAGGATCTTCAAGAAGGCCATGCGGAATTTGCAGACTATTATCAGATTGGCGAAGACGCAGTCGATGGGAGGACATTCTTTCAGAACACCGGCACAACTAAGTCCCGTGGCACAGACTTTTCTGGCCCAGACCCAATAACCGTTGGTAAGCATACCTTTACCCGTGGCTATGAAGATCAAGAGCCTGTGTACGACACGAATTTCTCCCACAACATTACAGTGACCTACCCAGAATATGCGGCGGCTGATATAGACGGTATGGCCCTTGGTGGCCTCGCAGTTGCTCGAAAAGGTATTACCACACAGGAAGGCGTAGACATGGCGAATAACAAATTTCAACTGGACCGTAAGAAGGCTGACAAAGACGGCGATGGTAAGTTGAGCCAGTACGAAGAAGCTGCAGGCGAAGCCGTACAAAGAGCTATTGATAAAGATGAGCTTGTCGAGATGTACCACGGCGGTATGGCCTTTGATGGCATTATGGCTGACCCAGTTTCGGGTAATGAAATTCCAATCGGTTCTAGCGCAGAAAATGTACGGGATGATATCGAAGCAATGATCTCTGAGGGTGAGTACGTCCTCCCTGCCAATGTCGTTAAATGGCACGGCCTTAAACACATCATGAATATGCAATCTGAGGCTGAAATGGGCCTCATGGGAATGCAAGCCACGGGATTAATTCAATACGCAGGTGAGGAAGCTGAAGAAGAACCTGAAGAGGTTTCTGACGCAGAAGAAGACGATGTTCTTGAAACGGACATTGAGATCGAAGTCGCTGCCGTTGAGGTGGACGATAAATTGGACGATGATGAGGAAGTTGAGGAGATCTTCCCCAGAATGTCTGTATTACCAGGAGTAATGAAAGATAAAAAGTATGCTTTCATTTCCTGATTGAGGGCTACCCGCCGTAGAGCGGCCCCCATGAGGCAAAAATGGCAAAATACCGTAGATTAGAAACTGAAGAAGACGAACTAACTTACTCTGAAGAGATGGCACAACAGTCTGAAGTTTCAGACACTACCGACCCAGAAGATACCGCATATAAAAAACGATACGGTGATCTTCGAAGACACTCCCAACAAATAATGCAGCAAAAAGATCAGGAGGTTTTGGCTTTAAAGGCCCAACTTGATCAAGCCGCTAAAGGTCAGATCAAATTCCCAAAAACGGATGATGAGATTGATCAGTGGTCTAAAAAGTATCCTGATGTTGCCGCAATTGTAGACAGTATTGCTCGAAAGCGCAGCAACGAGGCTCTTCAAGAAGGTGAGAAGCGGATGGAGGGCTTGCGTCAGCTTGAAACTAAACTTACCAAAAAAGAGGCGGAGCAGAACTTACTTAAAATCCACCCTGATTTTGGGGAGATCCGACAAGATGCAGGTTTCCATGAATGGGTGGCACTACAGCCCACTTATATCCAAGATGCTTTGTATAAAAACAATACAGATGCACGAGCAGCATCACGGGCTATTGATCTTTATAAATCAGACCAGGGTAAAACTAAAAAGAGTACAAAGGGTGCAGCACAGTCTATCGGACGCACTTCTTCATCGACGCCTTCTGGTAGTGGGCGTGCCTCATTCTCCGAAAGTCAGATCAACGACATGACTGACAAGGAATTCGAAAAGAATGAAGAGGCCATTCACGAAGCAATGCGCAACAATCGTTTTGATTACGACCTAACAGGTGGCGCAAGATAACCACTTGTAATTACACTTAACTAATGTTATAATAGAAGTGAAGTGGCAGAGAACGACCTTTTGCCACTTCACCGTTCTTTAATGATACGTCTTCTAAAGACCTATCTTCTGAGAACTAAAATTCTCATTACACAGAACGGAGCCGCCGCAAGGCCTACCTCTATTTCTGTTTTTTTCCAGAAGAATATAGACGTTTAGTCCACCAGTGTGGTGAGGCCCGTTTGTTTTTTAGCTGCAACTAACTAACATACGCACCCTCACATATCACTGCCACTCAATTGTCCTCTTCGGATTTGTCGGGCTTTTAGCCCAGCCATTCCACAAGGAGTACATAAAATGGCATTTCAAAAAGCAGCAGGTTATGGCAACCTGCCCAATGGTAATTTTTCGAGCGTTTAAAATAAATGACGCCTCTGGGAGCAATCTCAGTTGAATAACTAGGTGAATTGCTGGGAAACCCTATTGCGTAATGGCAAGGGCAATCAGCAGCCAAGCCCCTCACGGGGAAGGTTCAACGACTATCCCGCAAGGGAGTAGAGCCAAGCGGCTCGAAGCGCCTAGCTCCTATAATATAGGATGATGATATAGTCTTCTCTATGCGAATTAAACGTATAGCAGTTCATTAGAGAACGGGCAGGTAATTAGCGACACCTGTTGAAAATACGGATTTACTCGAAAAAAACCCAAAACGCATTTCGCAAGGCAACAGTTGTCGGCGATATTACGAATTCCGACTATTTTGGTGAGATTGCTGGTCAAGGCGATACAGTCAAAATCATCAAAGAACCTGAAATTTCGGTTAGCGCATACTCACGAGGCACTACCGTTTCGGCACAAGATCTTGACGATGCCGATTTCTCGTTAGTCATTGATAAAGCTAACTATTTTGCTTTTAAGATGGACGATGTTGAAGAGTCGCATAGCCATGTCAATTTCATGCAACTTGCAACAGATCGTGCAGCCTATCGTTTGGCTGACCAGTACGACCAAGAAGTATTGGGCTATCTTTCTGGTTACAAGCAATCAGCACTTCATGCATCAGCCGATGCGCTCAACACTACAGTAAATGGTACGAAGGCTGTGACCACGGCAGGTGATAATGAGCTTTTGGCCTCTATGCAGCTAAAGAAAAGTGACTTTGGCAATATCACTACATCTTCCGCTGGTGATCACTCAATTCCTTTGGCTGCACGTCTGCCAGGTGCAACAGCACTTTCCACGGCAGTAGCTTCACCAGCAATGGTTGTGGCACGTATGGCCCGCCTTTTGGATCAACAGCAAGTTGATACCCAAGGTCGTTGGATCGTAGTGGATCCAGTATTCATGGAAATCCTGCGTGACGAAGATTCTCGCCTATTTAACAGTGACTTCGGTGACTCTGGCGGTCTTCGTAATGGTCTGGTTCTGAAGAATTTCCACGGCTTCCGTGTTTATACTTCCTCGAATCTTCCAGCCGTTGGCACAGGTTCTGGTACTACAGGTACTGCCAACCAAAACGTTAACTTTGGTATTCTGGTAGCTGGGCATGACTCTGCAGTCGCAACTGCTGAACAGATCAACAAAACGGAAACCTACCGTGATCCAGACAGCTTTGCTGACATATGCCGTGGGATTCACCTCTACGGTAGGAAGATCCTTCGTCCTGAAGGCATCGTAACAGCCAAATATAACGCAGCATAAAGGAGAACTGAAAAATGGCTAATTTAGCAACCGCAGATCATGCTGCGCAAGGCAACTCAGCACGGGGACGTTCCCCGTATTTAGTGCAAAACACGATAGACCTTGCAGCCGCAATCGTCTTGAAAGGCAGCGACTTTGCTGCAAACGATACTATGGAAGTTTTGAATGTACCTGCGGGTTCTGTAATTCTTTCCGCTGGCATCGAAATCATAGCGCAGGCTGATGGTACATTAACCCTAGACATGGGTTTCACAGGAGCATCACCTGCTGCTGTAGACCTTTTTGTTGATGGTCTTGATTGCGTTGGTGGTGCTGTCGGTACTTACGGCACAACACCAGGCACTGAAGCTGCACAAGTACAAGTTATCTCTGCAGCAGATACAATCGATGTCAAATTTGTGACTGAGACTGATGTTACAGGAGGTAAGCTACGTTTTTGGGCGGTCCTTATGGATGTATCAAATCTGGGTACAGGCGACATGTTGGCTGCAACAGCGGCCCGTGATCTTGCTTAAAAAACCTTTTGGGGCTGGCCTAACCGCTGGCCCCATTACTCATTTTAAAGGTCTGTCATGCCAACCACATACATAAGCTTATGCAATCAAGTTCTACGCCGTCTTAACGAAGTTGAGATTGTATCAGCCGATTTTGCAACTACGACAGGTATACAGTCGTTAGTCAAAGATGCTGTTAAATCTGCAATTGCTAAGATTAATACAGCGGAGTTTGAGTGGCCTTTTAATGCTGCCGAGGAAACTGACATTCTAGTCGTTGGACAAGAAGAATACACATGGCCTACTCACTTTAAAGCAGTCGATTGGAACACATTTCAAATCCAAGCAAGTACCGATTTAGGGGCTAACTTTAGTACTTTGAAATTTATTGAAAGAGATGATTGGTACAAGAACCACAGGGACGATGATGATACCTCAGGGACCACGGGAAGATCTGTCCCACTATATGTTTTCCCAAGCCACGGAAACGGCTATGGTGTCTCACCTTCACCAGACAAAACATACTCCTTAAAGTTTCGTTACTTTTTGAACTTTTCTGATATTACCGGCGCTACAGATCAATCTCGTATACCAGAAAGCTACGATACGGTTTTGATCGATGGTGCAATCTATTATATGTATATTTTTAAAGATAATATGGAGGCTGCTCAAGCAAGTTATGTAGCCTTTATGCAGGGCATTAAAGAGCTACAATCTTTATATATAAATAGCTACCAATCCATCACTGAC